TGATTTGTCTCTGGTTGAGGGAAATCCGAGTATTGTTTTGAGAAATGCCATGCGTTAGTTTTGTAATCTCCTGGGAAAGTGCAGTGAATTGACGCTCTCTCTCTTGTTCGAACTTGATAGTGTTTTCGAGTTCTTCGTAACCTTCCTTAAGTTCCTTTGCCTTATTTTGAGCATCTACAATTCTATTTAACCGAAACTCTTCTTCAATTGTCTGAGTACAGGTAGGGCATACCGTATTTTGAGTAAAAAACTTATGCTCTTTCGTAATCGCAGATACTTTCTGGGAGATTTTACCTTTAAGATTGTTTAGTTTTACTAACTTATCACCAGCACCGATAACTTCTTCTTGCTCTTTTGTTAATGAGTGAATTTTTTCTTCAGTAATATCGTTCTCATTCATATAAATGCCAACTTCTTTATCTAAATTGACAATCTTTTCTTTATTGGCATTTATATTGGCATTACCACGATTCTCAAGTTCTTCGATGAAATCTTTTTGCATTTTCATCTTATCTTTAAGAGTTTCTTTTTTAAGATCTAAAGATTTAATTTGATCTTTTTTTGTGCGAATATAATCTTTTATAAGACCGTTCATTACGGAAAAGATACGAATATCTAAAAGATCTTCGATAACTTCACGTCTATTAGCAGTTGTTAACTGCATAAATGGAACAAAAGCACTGCTACCCAAAATTACAATTTGAGTGAAAGATTTATAATTGACTTTTAGGATATTTTCTTCAAGTATACGTTGATTAGCACGGTCATCTGATTCTTTATGAAGAGGATTACCATTAACTTCAATGTCAAAGACACTTGGCTTGATTCCTCTACGAATAAGATAATCTCTACTGTTCACAGAAAACTCAATTTCAACTAAACAATCTTTTTCATTTACCGTATTGACTAATTGGGGTTTATTGATTTTACGAAAAGGTTTATTGAACAAAACAAAAGTCAATGCGTCAAGCATCGTTGACTTTCCTGCTCCATTTGTTCCAATAATTAGATTAGTATGATGTTGCTGAAAATCAATTTCCGTAAATAAATTACCAGAGGAAAGAAAGTTTTTGTATCTAATTTTCTTGAAGGTTATCATTCTTAGGGGGAATTACAATGTCATTGGGAGTAATAATTGCATACTTATACGAATAGTGCTTACATGTTTTTATTGCAAGTTCATCGTCAACTTCTACTACATCCATTATAGCATCTTCTTGATCTTCTAGCATCATAGCATACCTTTCCGCATCATCCTCTTCTTCAAATAAAAATAAAACTTTGTTCCCGTACTTATCTTGAACCGCATAAGCACCATTATCTTTTTTATCTTTAAGAGTGAGAAGAAACATTTACTCTACTTGGCAAGCTTGTGCATATAAATCCTGAAAGATGTCTTTGATTATATTTTTATTTAAATCAAATTCAGATTCATCAATATATCTATTTAAGATTGAAAGTGTATTTTCATCTTCACTTATTTCAAAATCTTCAGATTCTTTAATATTAAAATTTTCAACAATTTTTAAATCTTGAACTCCTGATGAATAAATTTTATCGATAAATTTTTCGAAGTCTTTTGGTTTAGATTTTTTACGAACAATAACTTTTACAATTTTATTTTTATATTCTGTTGCATTAAAAAGTTTATAATTGGTATCTTCATAATAAACATTATAAAACAATTTATATGGATTATTAACTGGAGTATGAGTGAGGGTATCCGTATCAAAAATGGTAAATCCCCTTGGATCATTTACATCATTCCAGAACATTTCATATGGATTCCCTAGGTAGAAGATTTTTCCGTTGTCCGATCGTGTATGGTAATGACCTGAAAAGACCTTAATGAACTTGTCAAATAATTTGCTGTCCATACCGTCTTCCATGATGTGTCCACGATGTGCTCTAAATCCGTTGAGCTCAAGGTGCCCCATCGCACATAGGCTAGATGTATTTTTAATACATTCGATAGTATTTTCGTAATTTTCCGCATTAATCCAAGGTATAAACAATACTTTTAATTTATCTAAAATAACTTCAGTAACTTCACTATAAGTTTTAATGTTATCATAAGTTTGAAGAAGAAGTTCTGGTGAATTTACATTGTTAGTATTTTTGTAGTAACAATCATGGTTTCCAATGATCATATGAACATCATAATTTTTAAGTCTGTCAAAAACGACTCTTTTTGCCCATTCTAAACTCTGATAATCAATTGACTTTCGACTATCAAAAGCATCTCCCATATGAACAATAGTATCAATTTTTTCTGCTTCTATGGTAGGAAAGAAAACATCGTCATAAAATTTTTGAAAGTAATCGTGCAGATGTTTAGATCCTTTTCTGCACCCATAATGAGTATCGGTAATGATTGCTACACGCATTATCGGTTTTTATGCTGAATTTGATCCTTAATGCTATTATACTCCGAACTGTGCCCAGAAAGCAAGCTGTCATCAACCATCATAACCTCATCAAACCCAGTGCGTTCGATAATCTTGGTCTTGATGTCCAGTTGCTTTTTCTCCTTCTGAATGCGTCTCAAGAAAGCATAATGGATAATTTGAGTAAAGTATGCAAAAGGGTTCTTTGATTTATCTGGATCAAAGTTGTGAATGTATTGTACGCAATTTTCAATCCCATCAGAAATCATATCTTCACGGAACATATAGTTCACAAAATTAGGTTTATATGAGAGATGCGTTGCAATCTTCAAAAAACATTCACCAAGATAATTTGGGATTGGAGGTTTTCCTTCCCAATGCTTTCCCCTTTCTTGTTTTGGTTGTTCTGTAAGATCTTTATTGAAAGTCTTCATGTATGATTTCTCTACCTTAGAACGATAGACAATCATTGCTTCCAATAATTCTTTATTGTTTACATAATGTTCTGATTTCTTTTTGGGCATAACTCATTCTCTTTAATCATAAAACTATAAGTTGTCTTTATTATAACATACTTTTTAGGGGCTTGACAACACACCAGAATATGAGTAGAATACCTTTGTTGGGTTTGAAGATTGGGCTTTAGCTTTCTATAGAGTTATTAAATATATCTTCTAGTTTCTTACGGGCTTCTTCGACAGAAGATATATAACCCATACTTCTTGATGGTTTAATCTTTCCTGATGATGATTGTTGTTGCGGTTCAATAAATTCATCATTAAGATATTCATTGTAAATATGAATTAATTTTTTATCTTTAGTTTCTGTCATTGTAATTATCTTATCAAGTTTTACAATAAAGAAATCATCAGATGATAATTCAATCCATGATTTAACTTTAATATGCATACCATGATGTGAATGAAGAATTTTCATGGTAATTGGATTTTGCATTACAATTAAAGGATCTCCATCATTTTCATCAATAGAAATTAATGAAAATATTTCTTCACCAGATGTAAGTTTTATAATTGCGTAGAATTCATCTCCCATTAGTTTTTAATTGGTATGTTTACAATATCATAATTAAAATTTTCTTCGTTATATACTTTAATTCTTTCTATTAAATGATTAAGGGTGTAATTTCTCCGTGATTTGTAGGAAATGTCGTCAGCAATATCATATAAAGTTGCTTTTGTTTTGTTATTTCCCTTTCTGAGAACTCTTCCAATACTCTGCAGATTTCTAATTCTGGATTTTGAAGGAGAAGCAAAAATAACATTATGGAGATTTTTAATATTAATTCCTGTACTAAAAGTGCCGTAAGATGCTATAATAATTGCATTATTCTCTTTCTCAGTAATCTCTCTTACTTTTTCTCTATCTTCAGTTGCCACTCCTCCATGAACAAAGAAAACATGACGTTCATCCACCTTACTACTATTTATTAATTTGAATAATGGTTCACCATGACCTTCAACTCTTGCAAAAAGAACTAATGTATTTCCCTTTAGATCTAATGCAAGATTTCTTATAAATTTATTTCTTCTCTCATGATTGATAATATACTGAACTTCTTCCTCAAAAGTTTCGAATTTATGTGCAGGGTGCTTCAGTAGAAGCACGTTGATATCTAATTTAGCAACATGACCTTTTGCCATTAATTCTTCCGTTCTAATAATTTTATATGAAGGTCCGAATAAACCCTCTAATACCCACTTGTGAGTTTGAGTTCCGTCCAAAGTTCCTGTAAAACCAAATCTATACTTGCAATCTGCAAGTTTTGTCATTATAGATATTAAAGACTTTGATTTAAACTGGTGTGCTTCATCTCCTACGACCACATTAAATCTTGAAAAGTATTGACGGGGGAGTTTGTAGATGGACTGCCAGGTAGTAATGATTACCTGAGAATCCGTTTCTCTTTCTTTCCCAGCATAAATCTTGTGGCAATATGAACCTACGTCCCAACCATAGTCTGCAAAATCTTTATACATCTGTTCTACTAGGGAAGTCGTCGGAACGACTATCAGAATATTTTGTCCTTTCTCAACGTAATATCTCACAAGAGAATATATCATCAGAGACTTTCCAGAAGCAGTTGGGGATATCAACAACTTTCTATTATGTCTTAGGGCGTCGTATACTCCCTCAACTTGGTAGTCGCGGGGAGCATACTTGCAGATAGCATTCATATAATCTTTTACACCTTCCTTCGAGATAAAGTCATTGACCTCAAAGGGAAGACCATAAAATTTGTTATTGGCAAACTCATAGGTATATTCGTGGTCGTCACAAAACTTTGTGAGTTTATCTAATAACCCAACATATATCTCACCAGTCTGGGTATTAAATAAACGAATCTTTCCGTCCCAATACTTGTTGCGGTATTGGGGCATAAACTTTGCTCCAGGAACCTCAAACGTAAACTGATCTGCCAGTTCGTAATAGATGTGTGGTTCTGCTTTTACCTGAAGATATACTTCGTTCTTTTTTGAAATAATCAAATGAGACATAACCCATAAGTATCACCTATGAGTATTTATTTCCTTAACTAAAACCTGCCTGAAACTTATTCCATTCAATTGCATTTTTTATTTGAAAAGTTCTATTGGAAATATTTTTAATAATTTCTTCTAAGAACTTCAGCATTACATCATAATACTTGATCTTAATATCAATTGTATTTAACTTCTCATCGGCATCTAGATACCTCTGTAATGCCTCTTTATCCCTAACCTTATATAGAAATGGTTCTTCGTCATAAACTTCTTTTGGTGCCTTTCCTGTATAGTAATTATATCTTTCCAGTTTTACTCGATTGTAAGTCTCTCTTGCCTTTTCACGAAGAAGAGTTATGGTATTATACAGTGTATAATATTTTGAATGTAATTGTGGAATTTTTAATGATTCCTCATGTAAGTTATCCGGATCTATTTGAGAATCTTTTTCCCACATCTCCTGAATTTTATCAAGATTCATAAAGGTCTACCATCAGTTCCTATAATATCATAGATAGTATACCTGAAACCAACCTCTGCTGTAAAGTAATTGACATCTCTATCAGATGCTTCAAACTCTAAAGAAGTTAAGGATATTGGAAATAAATCTCTAAATTTTACTACTGCAACATCTCTATAATTGCTATTCAAAATATGTAAACTTCCGTCACTAAATTGATATTTTAAATCTCTTATGCCATTATCATCAGTTATTAAATCTCTAAATTGTTGAGTTGTTTCTGGAAATCCTAATCCAGTTAACCAATTATGAATTGCCATGTAATTGACAAGATCTTCATCAACTAAAAATCGTAATGAAAAATCTCCATATTCTAATTTATCTCCAGGAACATCAATATTTTTTAAGTATGTTGGTTGTGTAGCAGTTCCTAAAGTAATTTCTGGTATTTTTGCCGAGTTGCAGAAAAAAGCAACTTTTGGTTCTTTGGCAAGAGTAAATTTAAATCCAACTGGAGATAGAAAATTTCTATTCGCAATTTGATTTGGGAAATTGCAAGCCATTTTTTATTTTTATTTAGATAAAAAAAGAGGGTCCCGAAGGACCCTCTGTAAAAACCTTGTGAAAATGAATCACATGAGGTTCAGAACACGTACTCTTCTGTAGTAACGGTTGAGACCTGCCTTGAGACGACCAGTGTTGGTCTCGTTGAGTCCTTCTGCGAATGGATTTGCAACAATACCATATCTGGTCTTGAAGCCGATCTTAGGCTGGAAGGTGTTCTCACCAACGGCACGAACCATTTGGAGAGGAACATATGGGCAGTAGAACAGACCTGCGTCATAAGGTGAAGAACCCTTATAACCGACGACATAGTACTGTGAACCGTCTGCGGTAGAGTTTGCAGAATAAGGATCGATGTATACACGATACTTACCAGCAAGGACACCAGCAAAGGTGTTACCAGTGTCATCAACGTTCAGGTTTGCGTTGAGAGCAGGGGTGTAATCCAGAACTCCTGCCATGGTGAGTGCTGAAGCAACGTCTGCAGAGCAGAGGATCATGTTGCCCTTTCCTCTACGAGTTCTCTGTGCGATTGCGTTCGCATCTCTCTCGATTTGGAAAATCAGACCCTTGAACTTCTCAACCGACCAACGACCGTTGGAATCAACGTCGAGGTCAAATACACCGTTGGTAGCAACGTTGGTTTGAGCACCAGCTTCAGCAACCTTATAGATGGTTCTGATGACTTCACGGTTGATTTCAGCAAGAATCTCAGTTGACAGAATGTTTGCCAACTCAGCTTCTGCATTCAGACCATGAATTGCCTTCAGATCCTGAGCAAGCTCAAGGCTGTACTCTGCTTTCAGTGCTCTGGACTTTGCAGTAACGGTGACTTTCTCGATCGAGAATGCCATCTCGTTGAAGGTATTGGAGCTTTCTCCGAGACCTTCAGCACCCTCGGTATCCATGCCTTGACCAACCGAATAGGTTTGGGCATTAGCATTAGGATCAAGAACACCAGGATTGCTGCCTTGCTGAGCAGTAGTACCGAAACCAACGGAACCACCATCAGAACCAGTGGTATAAGGATTGTTAACTGCAGTTTCTTCTGCGTTTTGTGCAGAGAATGCCGAATCTGCTTCGTTGAAGAATGCTTCTGGACCGCTATTTGTGCTATAACGGGAACGCATTGCAAAGATCAGTCCAGTAGGACCGTTCATTGGTTGAACACCAGCGAGGTCATAAGCGACCAGGTTA